TTATAGGTTTCATATGATAACTGTTCTGGTCTTAAAATTGTTTCTAATTGCTGTGTTGTGTAGAAATTAGTATTTGCAAAAAACGATGGTTTGAGAGCAACTCTAGAAAATATATCAATTACTGAATATTCTCCAGTAGAAAATTGATACGTTATTTTGGGTAGTGTTTCGAAATATTTCATTAGATATCCGAGAATACATCTGCAAGACCACCAAAAGAATATTGTGCTCTAGTACGACTCTTTAGTCTTTCGTGATCTGATCCTCCACCCAATAGAGTCCATGATCTATATGTTGGTTCTAGTTCAGTAAATGATACCGTGATGTCTAATCCTAAAAAGTAATCATTAGTTGTTAAAACTGGACCCATTTTATCCAATCGGTTTACTGATACGTTAGTCAATACACACAGTCCAATTTGATTGCTTAGCACTCTGGAAACTGCTTCTCCACCATTAGGAACAATTTCAATTTTCCACATCGGTGGTGGTTTTACTCTAGTTCTTGTAAAAAGAAATGGATATAGTCTCGTTTGGAATCCGTTTGCAATAATATCTAAATTTTTTGCGTCTTTTGCATTTTTGGCATATAAACTAAATCCAAAACTGTGAACTCGTTTGGCTGTACTTTTAAAACCAAGATCGCTCAATGAAGTTTCTTTCATGCCAGCTCCCATTGCTCCGGCAATAGCATCAAATACTATATTACCGCCAATTGAAGATAATAAAGATTCAGCTTTCATGGTATCTCCCATCAGAAGATCTCGTGCAGCACCAAAAGTCATTTCTTCTTTGCTTGGCTCTAAATCTTCATATGTTGCTACGTTTGGAGCACTATATCTTTGAAGTGGAAGAATATAATTATCATTAGGATCCGGAGAGTCATCAAAGATTGTTCTGAATATAGCAAGAGTATTAAATGATGTGCATTTAAAACGCACCCAAGCAGCAACCTGCTCTCTATAAATAAGACTAGAGGATGGGTCTGGAAATTCTATGCAATTTGCTGCTTTAGCCATTTAAAATTTATGCCTTATAAAAGTAAGTTTAACCCTAAAAACCCACAAAAATATATTGGCAATTCTGCCAACATCATATGTAGATCACTTTGGGAGAGAACTTTCTGTAAATATTTAGACGAAAACCAAAATATTCTGAGATGGTCTAGTGAAGAATTGGTTATTCCCTATATTTCTCCCATTGATGACAAAATACACAGATATTATCCAGATTTCCTATTTGAGATGAAAAAGAACAATATGGTAGAAACTTTGGTGGTTGAAATTAAACCAGCAAAGCAAACAGAAGAACCAATACGAGGAAAAAAGAGTAAAAAAACATTTCTTACAGAGACTGTACAATTTCAGATAAATAAGTCTAAGTGGGAATCTGCAAAAAAACTATGCCATGCAAACGGATGGAAATTTGTAGTTTTGACCGAAAAAGACTTGTTCAAGGGAAAGAAATAAATGATTAATCCTCTATACAGCGGAACTCCAGCGGGATTGATGGAATACATTACACAAAATAATGGATTGCAGCATGCCTGTCGCTTTAGAGTATCAGTATTAAGAATTGGAGAAGAATTTGAAAATACTTTTTTATGCAATCTTGCTCAAGTTCCCAGTGCCAAAATTAAGACATATCAAGATATATTATCTGGTTCTTCTTCTCCAATTCCAGTTCCATATGGCATAGAATATTCAAGCAATATCCTAGAATTTGCAATAGAAGAATCTTTCATTAGCAGATTATACTTTGAAAAATGGCAATCTTCTATATTTGCAGTTTCTGGTGGAGAAACCAAGGCAATACCAATATTAAATAATAGAGTAAGATTCTATGATGATATTATTGGAAAGGTAAGAATAGAAGCAATATCAGTTCAAGGAAATATAGTACCAGCCACTTATCAATTATATGGTTGTGTACCAATGGAAATTATTCCAACCCAATTTGAAGCATTAAATGGCTTTAATAATGTATTGAAGTTTAGCGTAAACATGATTTATCGATACTACACCGTAACAACAACAGAATGAAAGTAAATTGACTATGTTAAAAGAATTATTGATCGAAAACACCCCAAAGTACACTCAAATTTTACCATTTTCACAGACAAGAGTGACATATCGTCCATTTGTAGTCCGTGAAGAAAAAAGTTTGATGATTTCCAAGGAAACTGCAGGATTTGAAGACTTAATGATGACAATACGAAATGTCATCAATAATTGCACGACAAATCTACCAAATGACGATTGCAAAAACTTGCCATTTTGTGATTTGGAGTATCTTTTTATAAAAATTAGAGAAAAATCTGTAGGAGAGTCTGTTGTTTGTAACATTACCTGCCCGATAACCAAAGAAGTGGTGCAGACTACGATGAATCTGCAAAAGGTAAAAATCACCAGCAAGAAATCTGAAAATAAACTGCAGATTGATACGAATATTTCAGTGGTTCTACAACAACCAACAATGCAAACCTATTTAACTCTGAATAAGTATGAAGTTAAACAAGAAGAAGATGGTGTTTTGGAGTTACTAGCTCTGTGTATTTCCGAAATTCATGCAAATGAAGAAGTTTATTACACAAAAGATCTACCGCATACAGAAGTTCTTCAGTTTGTTGAGTCATTAACCGCAAAACAATTCTCAATACTGTTAAATTTTATAAAAAATATTCCAACAATAGAAGTTTCTATAGATTATGTGACATCTGACAAGGTAAAACGGTCAACTATACTGCGAGGATTTACCGATTTTTTAGAATTATTCTTGGTTATGCATCTCTGAGTGTTATTTTGCAGATAAACTTTCAATTGATATTTGAACATAAGATACCAATGGATCAAATTGAAAGAATGCTGCCGTGGGAACGAAATATCTTTATGGATATGATGAAAAATTATATCGAAAAACAAAATGAAGCTATGAGAAAATAACCCATGAAACCAGAACATACCAAGAACATAAAAAAATTCATCAAGAAGTACAAATCTGTACTAAAACTTCCATTTATGAAGAAGTTTTCCAGCGAACCTAGTGTAGAAGCTACAGGTAAACCAATAGTACAGATTTTACCTAGCCTTGATCGCATTCCAGAAGAAGATAATACAGGTATTGCTAAACTTGCTGCAAAATATGAACCAAATGCTAAAGTTTCTGGTGGTTTTGGAAAGTCTCCAGTTGTAACTATATTGAATTCTGGCAATAAGAAAGAAGCAGCTCTAACTGGAGAGGTGAAGGGAGATGGTCCAGAAACTATTGTAAGATCTCTTTCTGGCCAGTCAGATTCTGTAATTCCAGATTCACATTTAAAGTCAACAACTAGTAGTGTTGGAAATTCTCCTAGTGTAACTATATTGAATTCTGGCAATAAAAAAGAAGCAGCTTTGCTTGGAAAAGTAAAAAGTGATAGCTCAAAAACCAGTGTAAGATCTCTTTTTGGCCAGTCAGATTCTGTAATTCCACATTCATATTTGAAACCAACAGATACTCCTAGAGTTATGTCTAGTGGTAATAAACTTATATCTTTACCAAAAACAGATGCCAAAAAGTTAGTAGATCTTTCATTAACAAAACAGATTACTAATAAAATTACAAAAACAAAAAACAACGAATATACATTAAATATACCGGAATATGGTATTGGTAAAAATATATTATCTGGATTGATGAAGATTGCTGCTAAAGCCACACCAGCAATATCACAAGCAGCAACAAAATTTGGATCAGCACTCAATAAAAAATTAAGTCCATTAACTGATGCATTGAAATCTGCAAAAAATATGGGAATGTCTTTAATTGCAGAAGAAAAAAGAAACGAACCTAGTTCTGCTCCTAGAGCAGCTGCTGAACCACAATCTACACCTGCCCTGCTTCCAGATCCCCCAACACCACATGTTGCTTCTAAGGAATTTCCTGCTCAAGATGTAAATGGAAATCCAGTCTCTGCAAAGCAATATGATGCAGTAGTAGCTAATTCTGTACAAAAAGCTAGTGGAGGAACAGCTGGAGAGTTGAAACGAGAACAAATACGAGAGGCTGATAACGCAGTGAATGCCGCAGAGGGAAAACCTTTAATACCTTCTAATACGAAAATTACACCAGAACAGGTAGCACAAAATAATCAAACAATAAACACAATTCCGGGCATGGCTGCTACACCGTCGGCTGCTCCTGCGGCTGCGGCTGCTCCTGCGGCTGCTCCTGCGGCTGCTCCTGCGGCTGCTCCTGCGGCTGCTCCTGCGGCTGCTCCTGCGGCTGCTCCGGTTGCTGCTAGTGGTTCAATATCAGCAGTATCAGAAACAGCCAAAGATGCTCCTACAAAAATCGAAGGTAAATATGATTCTGGAGTAGGACCAGGAACTACTGCAAAGGAACTTGAAGAACAAGCAAAAACCAAACAAAATACTGATCCTCCACCAGAAGCACCCGGAAGTGCTGCTGGTAGAGGAATTGCAGCAATTGGAGAAGCAGTTTCTATGGCTGCACAAGTAGCAGCAACTGTTGCTTTGCCTGGTGTTGGTGGAGCAGCAATGGGAGCACTGAAAGGAGTTGCTGGTATGGCAGGTGGTGTTGGTAAAGTTGCAGGAGGTTTGGGTAAAGTTTCGAAACTCGCAGGCGCAGTGTCTGGTGGTGGTGGCGAAGGTGGTGGTGGAGGCGGTGGCGGTGGTGCAGGAGGCGGTGGTGCAGGAGGCGGTGGTGGCGGAGGGGTGGGAGTTGCTGGTGGTGCTATGAGTTCTATATTGGGAGCAGTCGGTGTTGCTGCTGTTGGTGGTGGTGCATTAGCTGCAGTTGGAGGGATTGCAGCAGGAGTGGGTGGAGTTGCAGCAGGAATAGGTGCTGCTGTTGGAGGAATTGCGGGTGCTTATGGTACTGTTGCTGGAAAATTAATAGATGCAGTATTTGGAGGTGATAAAAAGGATGAAAAGCCCCCAGTAAATAACATTATGAATGATTCTAGATCTACAACAACTATTATGAATTCTATATCCAATCAGTATGACGTATACAGAAAAACTGCAGATGATTCATTCATGTTACCGAACTACAGAAGAGAATATGGTTAAATAAAAGAACCCCACCGAGATGGGGTTCTTTCTTAGAATTAACTAATTACAAATTGTCTTAGTCGCCAGCTAGCTTCTGGAAGTATGAGAGAGAATCCATTTCCTCCCCTGGCTCATCTGTTGGAGATGGCTCTTGCTTCTTACCTGAAGTCTTACTACGACTCTTAGCAGACTGCCTGTTCTCTTCTCTAGGGTCCTTGCTGTCGAATGGAGTCTCAATCGTCTCATCTTCTGCACGACTTTGATTATCCATAACGCCAGATCGAACATCGTCTCCAAGAATCTCATACAGACGAGCCTTCAGAGTTGCATAATCCTTGAAGTTCTTTGGAGAAACAAACTCATTGAGAGGATATTGCTTGTTCCAAATTGCTTCCAGCTTTGCATCATCTCCACCAAGTAGAGGAGATGCAGGAGAAAATTCTGACTTGTCGTAATTGGTATAACCAGCCACCTTACGAATCTTCAACTTGAAGTCAGCACCTGCCCAGAAATTAAACGGATCCATTGCACTCTCATCCTTGAATTCTGGATACATTGCTTCCTTGATCTTATCAAAGATCTTGATTCCATACTTGAACAAGAATACCTTTCCTTCGTTCTGTGGATTAGATTCATCCTTGATTACAAGAATGTTGGAGATGTAAGACAACTTACGCTTGCGCTCACGAGCAATGTTCTTGTCTGATTCAATTCCACTATTCCACAATTCATTATTCAACTCACAGACAGGACACTTTGCACCGCTTGTTGTCAAGCAATTCTCAATGAACCAACCATTCTTTCCCTGAAAAGCATGGGAGTATAGTTTAATGAATGGAAGTTCTTCCTGCTTCGGTGCTGGCAGAAACCTAATTACTGCATACCCGTTTCCGGACTTATCCGGTGTGGCACGCCAGAAGCGATCATCCTTATAATCCTTCTTTCCTTCGATGCTCTCAAGAGCCTTTGAAAGATCACTGATGCTTGACTTTGCCTTGTTCTTAAAATCGCTAAATGATGACATTCGTATCCTTTGTGGGATCTACCCACGGTTAAATTTTGACGGGAACTCCCCGCCTCGACATAAGTAATTATAACACATAATACTTAAATTGGTAGTTTATTCTTTATTTTTGGTAGAAGATTAATCTGGCGTGCCTCTTCTTGAAGCTTCTCGATGATTGGTTTTGTTAGAAACTTTGCAGCAACTTCTGGTTCAATCTCCATATCTTCGGTGACAGCCATCACGGCTTCTAAGTATGTGCCATTCCACTTGCTTATGTGTATCTCCACTTTTTTACAAAACTGTTGTTGCTTTTCTGGATCAAATATCATTTTAGTTCCTATTTCTATGGTTATACATACTTTTACTAATACGGAGAATTTTAATGGCAGACACCGATAAAGACCTGACAATTGATATATCAGGAAACACCGCAAGTATAGCAACAGATTACTTATATGTCAATGGTGTAAGTTCAGCTGCTGCACACGTTCAAATAACCAAAGTGATGTGGGGCGCAAGCGGAGAAGCATTCCGAGTATCGCAGACTACTCCTCTTCCTGTTAATATCTATTCCACCAATCCAAGTACTGTGCTAGGAATATCTGGCTCTGTGTCTGGAACAGTCACTGTGCAGAATAGTGGAACTACTGGTAGCTTCGTATATGTCAAAGGAAGTACTGGATATCAGCTGCCAGTCACCGGAAACATTCAAGGAGTGACTAACGGAGTTCTCATCGGTGTTACAGGAACTCTGAAAATTTCTCAACCAATCATAGTTGGTGGAGCTGGTTCTTCTGGAAATACAGTTAATGCTATAGCAATTACTGGTGGTAGATACTTCTCGTCTTCCACAGATAGTATCACCGTAACAGGATCTGTTGCTGTTAGTGGTGGTAGATATCTGAACGCAGTCACCGATACCGTATCGTGTCTTGGTTCTGATCTTGGTGGTAAAGTTCTCACCAAGCTATTTGATTCTGCTGGTTCGACTTTATCATCCACAGCCAATGCTTTAAATGTCTATATGACTAATGCTGGCTTTACTGCAACCGTTACTGTATCTGCCAATACTGGAGTTTCTAATTATAACAACATTCCTCTTGTTGTTGCAGGAACCACTGGTGGTGGAGCTATTGTTGTAAAGGGCGAAAATGGGGATGCTATCGAAGTCACTGCTACTACTCCTCTTGATGTGAATGTAACGAATGATCTATCGATAGATGATACTGCAATAGTTAATGCTCTTACTTTAGAGACAAATCCATTAGTGTCGCGCCTGACAGATATCAAAACAAACACAGCAGTTATATCTTCTCTCAAGACAGATATAACTAATGGAAATCTTAGAGCTAAGATCTCGGAGATTACTCGACCAGCTAAGGTAGCTAGTGCGACTAAGACTATAACTCCATCTGCTGGTCAGTTGGAAGCAAACGTAACACTCAAGGTTGGAGTTACACTGAAGGCACATAGCACTAACACAGACATTGTGTATGTTGGTGGATCTGCGTTACTTACTAACACCACTGATGGGTACCCACTAGAAGCTGGTGAAAGCATATTCATAGAGTGTGCTAATGTTAACGGATTGTATGCCAGATCAGTTACTGGATCACAGAAGTTAAGTTACATCGGTTCATGATATGTCAGGAATACGAAGAAACACAAAAAGAACATTCACACAGAAAGACAAGAGATCATTTCATCTTGTTGGCAGTGATCTGTTCTTTGGATTAGTGTTTGCTTCGAAACAGAGTTATTACTATAAGGTAAATAGAAACTTAGTAACAACTCCATCTTTCACGTTCTATAGTAATCAGACTAAAGTAATAATTGATTATAGCAATTCTAAAAACGCAGATGATCTGTCATACATCGCTTCATTCTTTAATTCTCTTAATTCGGGAATTACATTTGAATATACCGATACCATCTATGTGAATGATGCGTCTGGTACATCAGCTGATCTTTCTGGCATTTATCAGTTCACATCATTTGAACAAAATAAGTTAATAAAAGCTAACTTAATTTCAAATACTAGTATGTCCTCTTCTAGAGATTTCTATAATTCTAAATTCTTCACAGACACACCACAGTTGAGTAAATCAGGTGGAGTTTCCGATACTCAACAAAGAACCAATATAATTAAAAATACTATTCCAAATGGATTGTATTCATTTACTCGGTTGGGTGTTGTGATTGGTGACTATGTTGATTTTTCTGGAACTGACAATAACAAATGGACGAAGTTAAAAGTAAAAGATCTATTCGTTGATACTGATGGCTTTGAGTGTATTGAGGTAGAATCAGAAATCACCGACGAAAATCTAATAGGAAATGCTATCTTAGTTAATTTATACTTTGAGGGAGAATCCTCAACAGAAGTTAATTTAAATAATAAAACTTATGGAACCTGTGTGCTTACCTTTGCAAATGGTTCTAGCAGATGTTTGCCATGCCAAAATGAATTTCAATGTCCAGATAGGTCAGCACAACTAAAAGCATTATCGTCAACATATACTCCATATGCCACATGCGATGATATCGATTCACTATCAACAACAGTTACAACACCAGTTATAGCTACTGTTATAGAGACTCCAACTGTGGTATTAACATCAACCGATGCCACGACAGCATTTCCTTTATCAAGCACAGTCAGACCTAAAACTACAGTTAAGAATCTAAGTATAAAGATAGCAACAATAAATGGAAAATCGACAATCACCGAGAGTGGAACCCCATTAAGTGAACTAACTGTGGGTATCGATACCACCCTAAAGATATTAACCAGTGATCCGACTTTACTGAATTACTCGTTTGTGTTTTCTTCCACAAATCCAGAAAAGCTAGTAACACCAATCGTAGATAATATTATTAATACTGGAAAGCCAGGAACATCGAGTTCATATATTTCAATAC